CGATGATGATGACCTTGTTTACCATATTTTCGTTGTTGTTTTTTGGCGAATATTTTTAACCTGCGGATGGCATCCCACTCGCGCGTGGATTGTTCAGGGAGCGGACGAAGCATATCAATCGCCCGAATCACCCTGCGCATATCGGAATTGGATACATTCATTGCAGTGGTTTTTTAAAAGTAGTCTTGATAATAGTCTTGCTCGACCTGGCGGGCGGGAACAACACTTCCCCCGTCTCCGGATCCGCCAAGCCCGATGCAGGCATACTGCGCAGCATCATCTCCCGCTCTTTGATGTCCACTTTTAAAGCTTCAAGCGTTTCATACATATCTCGCAGTTTACTGTCGCCGCACATAGAATAGTCGTATTTTACGCCCGATTCGGCCTCCTCCAGCCGGCAGTCCCCGAACTGGTGCGATTTGCCATATTTAGACAGTTCGCGGAGTGTGATATCACGCACCTGCGTATCGTCCTTGAATTGCTTGATCGCATTCTCCATGCGGCTGATCTGGATATGCGCCTCGATAGGGCTGATGTCGCCATTTACGACGGCGCTGATGGCCCTGCCCGCGAGATCGGCAATGGATGCCGTATCTCCGAATAGTGTTATCTGCTGATTCATGCTTTATTTTCCCTCGTTAAATTGTAGTATTCGGTAACTTTGACATTGACTTTCGGAAGCATTTCTTGATCGACGATATACTTGGACTCCAAGAACCCGGCTAATGAGAATCGCTTATTGGCTCCTTTGGCGTTTTCCTTAGCCTTGATTATCTCTTCGAACAAGTCCAAAGTCAGCAATTCGTCAGTAAGCGTAGGCTTGGAAGCCGGGCCGACATCCTCATGCCGAGGCAGCCGGTCTATGTCATCTTCATCAGTGGCTATATGAAAGTATTTGAGAATGAAATAACGCTCCCCGTAGGTCATTGCCGAGCCTACACCTTTGTCCCAATCATTCTGACCGTTGGCGCTCCATTCGCATACATCCTTCTCTCCGGATTCCACGTCAATCCAAGTGAAACGCATCTTTACACTCGATAGGATTTCGGATTTAGGTCGCTGATCCCGGCCTACGGTATAATCCTGACGGATATTTGTGATGTCGAGAACCTCCGTTTTGAGGATCACACCGAGTGCGTCCATCTTGGGACGGACGATGCCAAGTACTTTCGAACCGCTGATGTACTTGTAATTATTTCCATCAGCATTCGGAAGCAATGCCCTGACGCTCCTCTGGATTTCCAGCAGTTTGCTATAGATTCCCATTGTTATAAATTGTTTCGTTTTGCGTAATTTTTCAACCGGGCCATATGCCCTGGCCATATCCGACCGTCAATATCGGTGACATTAATAACCTCGATGCTGTCTTCGCACCCGGTTTGCACCTCCTCGAAACATCCGGCGAAGACATCGTATCGGCGTTCATAAACAGGCATATAGTGATGCCTCGCCTGAATGTCGTAGATTTTGTATGCAACCGTATAGACCCGACCGTCTTCATCACCACGACGATCTTTCCTGATAGCCTCCCGGAAAGCATGGTATATCAGCTTCAGGTCTATGTCGACCAGCCTTGAGGCAACCTCCGAGAATTTATCCCGATCACCGTTGATGTGCTCGCTGGGAATGTCCTGGTACTCTTCCAGTGCAAGCACAGAGGTTGACGTGGTTGTCGTGTAATATTGTGTGTCCATTGGCTATCGTATTTCAACCCGGTAAATACGGGGCTTGTTCTCGTTCTTCAGTGCTCGGTAGATGGCCTTGGATTGTATCCGGACAACCTTTCTCCGAAGGCGGTATTGGGCTCGCCAAATGCGCCCCTTTATCGTCGTCCACACGCATTTAACCGTGATTTCCGTAAACTCATTCATGGCTTTCGAATATTGAGGTTAGCAATTTTCCAATCTCACTTGTACGGTGCTGATTGGATAGCACCCAGCCGAATACCACGGCAATCGGCGCGATGAACGCCAACAAGGTGATAAGATGTGCCATAGCGGCTATTTTAACGGTTGGACTTGGAGGGGAATACCCGGCTTACGAGTATGGTGCCGACAACGACAGCATACGCGGGATAGAGCACGCGGAACTGAGCAAGGAAACAGCCTAAAGCATGCTCCTCGCACGTGGCGCGGATAACGTTGGTGTAATCGACTTTGTCCGAAGAGAACATCGGACGATTGGCTTTCAGATGACACCTGTAAAAGCAGGTGCGATGCGTTGCACGGGTATTTTTATTCCCCGTTTTGCAACTCGTGTTGGTCTTTGGCATGTTGAACACAAGTTTGTTATACACTATGATAAAAAGAGAGACGCGCCCCCTAATCTCGCCAAAGACCCACGACTACGCGAAGTAGAAGTGCAACAGGGACACGTCTCAGAAAACGTTCGTATGTACTTGTAATCGCGTTACCGCGAGTCTTTGGCAAAGGCAAATATACGAATTCATTTCGAATCTGCAAAATATTATTTGACATTTGCAAACTTCCTATAATAAAAAGCCACTCTTTCTTTTGCCAGCGTTGTACATTCTCGGATAATAGCCCTATCTTCGTCAGTAAATGCAGTGATGACAATATCACATGGATATGTTTCATCTATTATCTGAAGAAGAGCAAGCGCATAAAGTTCTTGATTGTCGAATTTAACGGTAGAGTTTGCTATATCTGCCCTTGACCATCCGGCGAGAGCTGGGCAGTTCCCACGCAAATAGTCATGATGGTAAGTGAAAGGCACTCGGACTTCACTATGCGGAAATTTCTTTATTACCGACTTTATTTGTTTGGTTGTCATTTCGAATCTGCAAAAATAATGACTCTTTTTTCTTCTGGTATAAGATTGATTATTTCATCTAATGTAGGAGCTGGTTTATCACCTCTGTACTCCTTTCTGAGTTCATCAGCAAATGCAAATTCATGCGTAAACACCGGACGTTTTAAAACTTTTTCAAGCGCTTCGTGAAACACAGGGAAGGGCATACATAGTTGTTTTTGAAACAACTGGAAATCTACTATTTGATTTGGAGTCCAGTTTTCATATTCTTTACTATCGGCAAACCTAATCGCCTGTTCTTGTGTTAGCTGTTTCATGTTTTTAAATATTTATGATTATTACAACAATTCCGGGTTGTCGTGGATGTTGCCGATAAACCACATTTGGTACGACTCGTCGAAACAATCCGCTATTTGGAAAATGTCTACATCTCCGAAGTTGACTACAAATCCAGCATTCCACCAATCTACTGTGCCAATACTTTCGTATTTGTCGGTCAAAATATCCCCCTCGTAAATCTCCCGGTCGTTCTTGTCTTTCAGCCCCGTGTACTGGCCGACGGTGTCGGGATCGACCTCTACGCCTCCATAGTTGCAGAAAATATGCGGTTTGCCTCCGTCTATGAAAATAATACCTCCATAAACCCACTCCCCATTATCTACACGCTTGCCTCGGAATTTAATCTCTCGCATAGTTTTTCAGTATTTATTACCTTAAATTAAGCGCCAGCCGATTTTAATCGAACAGCGTCCCTTGAACAGTATCACCCGGGCTTCTCATAGCATCTGCCCACCGTTCATGAACAAACAACCGCTCCGCTCGTTTCGTCCTTTTAGTCGGCGAATAGGTGCACGTTTTGTTAATACTCGCAATACATACGAAGTCACCCGGCATGGAATATTCTGAAACGAAAACCGGGAAATCTCGATGTCGAAGCCAGTCGAGAAATCGTTCATGGTCGAAGTCGTGCAAATATCCCGATGTGCCGGCGTATGGCGGATCGCAGTACACAGTTGCACCCGACGGGATGGTTATGTCGGTATAATCCTTTTGAAATACCTCCAGGCTTTCCAGACTTTGCAGGCTTTCCAGTCTTTCCAGACTTTGCAGTCTTTCCATGCTTTGCAGTCCTTCGTTTAAGGCCGCCCACGGAATAGTTAACGCTGGTAAAATTTCTTGCAACTTCTCGTATTGCTCTGAGGTTGGCAACGCCCATTGAGATTCGCTAAAATAATGCGTACCCATATAATTTCCGAGGTGTCGATAGACATCTTTTTGCGTAAGACCGGATAATTTCAGAGCATTCTGTAAATACCCCCGCAAATCCGCTGACTTGACCCGAAAAATATCTGCATGCATCACCTCTATATTCAATGTGCCGTCGGCATTATATTTCGGCGTCACGCCGCATTCCTCACACAGTTTCAGCACCTTTTGTGTCAAGTCCTCTATTTCTTTCCGAATTTTTGCGAATTCCCGGACAAACCCTCGCCACATCAAACGCGCTTCGCCGGGTGTTTTTGCAAAAAATATCGCATGAAGGTGCTTTTTGAATCGCTCTGTTTCCGGAGCATACAAATAGGATTTCATATCATTCCCAAAGCTCCAACAAAGCCGCACGTAGGGGTCGATGTCTTTGAGACGGAAGAAATTCTCCCGACTGATCCATCGACGTTCATTCCGGTATTTCCCAGCGATGGCATCACGGAAGACTTGGGGATATTCCGTAATATCGTTTACTATGAATTGCTCGAATTTCCCCGACAGCATAGCGGCGTGAGTTATCGCACAACCTCCGGCAAATAAGTCTACAAATGTATGCGACCCGGGAAGGTGAGAGACAACCCATTTCGCAATGCTGTTTTTACTGCCCTTGTACGGCAATCCATAATTCATATTTCCTATCTTAAATTAAGCGCCATCCTCCGCGACCTCTCGGCATTCTTGAGGTAGCGTGTTTTATACTTCTCATTGGCCTTGTCGGGTGTAACCCAAAGCACCGTGTTGTTGTCGAGCCGTAAAGGAACCAGTCCTTTGTCTTTGAGCTCTTGAAGATATTTATTCATGGTCGTTTGATTGTATCCAAAAGAAGCGGGGGCTTCTTACTGCCCCCGCGGTGGCGGCGTTACTGTGCTTCGCGCCGCCGATTTGCGTTCTTTACCTCCCGTTTCGTGGGCTTAGCCCGCCTCGGCCTTGCTACTGTTATTCACGCAGCCTCGGATTGTCGAGGGATATACCCTCTGTCAGCTTCCGTTGTGACAGACGCTCAAGCGCCCGATCAAACTCACAACATTAGGGTTAGAACCCCGTTGAGCTACCCGGATTCGAACCGGGAGTACCGCCTCCAAAGGGCGGTGTGTTAACCATTACACCATAGCTCAATAATATGCGTTCCCTTGTTCGGACATATCCTAAACACAGATAACTGGATGTAAAACAATCCGACAAAGACGGTCGTAAATATCAAGGACGAACCATTTGTCTGTTATTCCCGTCACCAAGGTACTTGCATGTAGTCTCAAACTGCTACTCCGAGGCCGACCACACCCCGATATACGAATATCAACACCCAATAGATAGGGTCTTAGGCTCCATCCATCGCTTCATGCCTCATACTTTAATCACAAAGGCAAGCATTCAATATTCATCAGCTCCCTATCACTTTCATGGCTGATACGGCTACAACATTCTGTTGCAGGCGTGTGGAGGGTGAGAGATTCGAACTCCCGAAGCGTCGCCGCTTGCCGGATTAGTAAACCGGAGCCTTAAACCACTCGGCCAACCCTCCATAAAATACCGCCGACATCTCCACTCGCCCACGCCACCGCGCAGGGCTTCGATCTCGGCGGCGCACCATCCGCGGGCTTCACAGCAGGCCAATGGCAAATACCAAACTTAAAATGCGATTTGCGGATTATTGGCAGGAATCCGCTACCTGTGGCATATAGTACTCGTTAAACTGTGTCGGCCGCCCGTCTTCCGTAACGGCCTTCTGTTTGTTCGAGCAAATGGAATATCCCATTTTCCGGAGCCGACTGATGATCCGGCGCAGCTCCGTTGTGTGATACAGCCTCTCAGCCTTGCGAACAGTCAGCCTGCCGCCGGCCTTGAGATAGGCCAGAATTTTATTTTGAGGATCGTGTTTCATGGCCTTTGATGTATTTGCCGCTTTTCCCACGGGTACGGTCGAATTTCCTGAGCCTGCCTTCCAGTTCGTCGATGCGCTTGTACAGGGTATCACGTGCTTGAGTGAGCGCCAATACCTCGTGTTCCCGCTCAATAAGGCGTCCATCCGCTTCATCGCGCTCGCAAAGGCATGTAGCAAGCCGTATCTCCAGGTCTTCGATCCGTTTCCACATTTTCCACCTGGGCGTCAGGTCGAAGCATAGAAATCTCCTCTTCCTCAAAGTGTTCTTCTCCATAGTATAATTGTTTTAAGGTGTTGCAAATAAGCCCGCGCGCACTGTAACTTTAAACTCCATTTCAAAACTGCGCCACCGAAAAGCGCACGCGGGCAAGATGCAGACCTCACGCCTAAAATGAAATAACCCACTGCTGAAAGAACGGTGCACAAGGCCTGCTATAGAGCCTGGATAGGCGGTCAAGCCACACCAGGCGTAATAATCAATACGGCTCTCCGGATTACTCCGGGTCATCGCTCGTTCATTGGTATTTATCTGTTGCCAGCCCTTCTGCGCCAAGTCGCTCGCCGGGTTTTACATCCGCTCGGATGGTTCTCGTGTATCAATGTGTCAAAGAACACAGAAATTGCTTTTGCCTTGCGGCGGGGTTAGTGCCAGCAATCAAACCCCTCACCTATGCGGTGGCTATCTTGTAAGTGCGGCAGGATTCGAACCTGCAACCTGCGCCCGAAAATGCGAGGTCTTTCAACCTTTGTGCTTCTATTTCGCATCCCTGCACCGCTCTACCTTTGAGCTACACACCTCGTGATGCTATTCCTTTTTGATGTGAAGCTGCTCGACCGGAATGCCTTTCATCTTGGCGATTTCATCCATCGTCACTTCGACAATCTCAGATTCAGGATCAGGTTCATAAACAAGGCGAAAACCTAATGTGTAAAGCTCGTCGCAAGTGAAATTGTAAGTCGCATTGCCGTTCTCTTTCTTGCACACGACCAATTCTCCACTACGGAAAATCACCTCCCAAGTGTTTGATTCGTATACAAGCTTATCCCCTACCTGCCAATCCTTGAAAGATTCGGCCTCTTCTTTCGTCGAAGGGCGGATACAAAGATTTGAAACGCCGTTTTTGATGAGTGCCACCTCGCTACCATCCCCGATACACCAACTGTATTTGAAGCCTAATTTGTCTTCGCAACTGGATCCACTCCTCGCATCTTGGCATAGATAAATACTCCCTTCCTCTACCTGAATACGCCCTTCAGCTGGGAGGTCATTGATATTGGCTTTGAATTTCTTACCTTTGCATTGCAGTAAATTTTCCATACTATTTTTGGTTTATAAGTTTAGCTCTCTATTAACTCTTCCACCCGGAACTCCCGGCCACGGCGCGTTCTTAATCTGCGGCACTCTACATCCGTGTTAAATACTTCGACCGAGAACAGGCAGAGAAGAATCGCCGCTCCGACCCGCCGGGTCATTTCCGATATGTTGAGCGTGATGCCGAAGTTCTGCGTGAAATACCAGGTGACAAGTGCATGCAATGTTCGCTTGCAGCCCGTCTTGTCGTAGATGCTTTGCAGGTGATTCGCCACACACTGGTAGATGACGTTAAGCCGCTCTGCGATCTCCCGAGCTGAGTAGCCCAATACTACGAGGTTTATCACCTCACGCTCGCGCTTACTAAGTATGGTGTCGGTTTTCATTGTCCTATGCCAAACCCCAAGGGCTATCTACACCCCACTTCATGAAAATCTGCTCTATCTTCTCCCGCTCCGTGGGGGTGTGGTTCACATAGCCGTACTTGCGGTTGTGAAATGCCTTGTTCGACAGCCCGCCATCTTTTAATGCCTGACTGATTTCGTCCATTGCAATGCTGGCAAGATCGCGGCCCTTTCTTCGAGCACGGATGATATTGTAGCCTTTTACAAAGGCACAGCGTTCGATGTCGTTCTTTTGAGTATTCATAGATTTGTTTATTCTTGCCGGGTTAATTTTCATCGGTCAACATGATCATGATTGATGTAATGCCTGCAACCATCAGCAATAGGCCTCCAATACAACAAAAACCGCATACACATTTAGCATAAAAGCCGAGGGGCTCGATAGCACGTAAAGCAAGGATAAGCGTTACTAATGCGATACCCGTAGAAATGAAAGCTACAACTGCTACTATTGTCCGAGCTATTACTTTTTGATAATTCATAGCTTTGTTTATTTATTCAGTATCGCCATTATTCGTTCGATGCAGGCGGCTTGCTCCTCAAGCAGTGTAGCCAGGCGGTCAGTGATTAATTCATTCATGGTATGGTTATTTTTAGTCTCCATAGTACATTCCGCGGACGCCATAGAAATCTGACGGCACCGTCAACAGCTCGGGGCGGTACTCCGTGGCCTTCGGCTGATCCGTCGGGCGGTTCTCGATCTTCGCCGTCATGATCGCCAACTTCTCATTGCGCCAAGCCTTCTTGAGGCAGGCCGAGAACGACATTGAGGCGTTGGCGCGTTTCAGATACCAAGCGTTGCGCATGATCTTCGATTTGTTGTAGGTTGCTTTCATGGCGATTTATAGTAATCCTTTAAAAAAAAAGTTCTTTGAACCGATCCAGGCCTGCATTGTGTTGTGTCATACTGGTGCGTGCAACCTGCTATCCTCTACAAGTCCGCATCCCCGGTTTCCCGGATACAGCGTAATGACTGCTGCCGACTCCCGGAAATCATAACCCGTACGAATCCGTTTACGGTGGCAAAGCGACCACACACGCTCACATTGACCTATGCCGTATAACTTGCCTACACGTTCCAAGCGTGGCGGATATAGCCCAAGCCAACCGCAACTACTCGGCTTTTTGTATCTCTCACAATAGGTGTCCCGCAGCACGTTTTCCATCAATCTCGGCGGCGGGATTCGAACCCGCCCGGTTCAAAGAACTTGATTAAACCCTATTGGCATAATATTTTGCCCCTTCGGATTTGGTTGTTTCAACTATTTTTGTATATCTTTACATTGTTTATCGGTGTATAACACTCTACCTTTGCGGTGTAGTTTAGTTCTACATTGCAAATATAAACTTTGTTTAGCACACAAACAAATAAATACTAAACTATTTTTAGTTTATTTTACAAATGACTGATACTGAGAGAATAAAAAAAGCTATAAAATGGCTTATAGGGACTGGAATCGCTAAAAACCAAGAAGGAATTGGGGTTCTTATGGGTTATTCTAATAAATCTGCATTCTCTCAAGTGGTTAATACTCCAAACAAAAGACCTGAAGACTTTATAACAAGACTTTGCAACCTAAACAACAATCTAAACAAAGATTGGCTATTGACCGAAAAAGGGTCAATGCTCAAAACTACCGACCAACCTGTCAGCCAAGGAGGCGAAGACGTCACGCCAACGAAAGCTGAACTAAATAACCCAAAAACTATGGAGAGATTCTTAGATTCACTACTCCGCCAAAACGAGGAGTTGATTCGGCAAAACGGGGCTTTAATTGACCTGTACCGAGAAGAGAGAGCGAAAAGCAAGGGCGATGTCGCCCAAAAAAAAGAGGCATAGCGGTATTCTAATTAGCCTTATGCCATCTTCATTAGAGCGGAAGCAATATGATAAAATAGAACCACCCAAAATAAGCTCCATATAATCGAGCTACACATTTAAAGGAGATTACGGTCTCCTTTAAAAATGACCGGGGCGCCCGCAGGCCAAAACATAAAAACTTCGGTTTATTTCAATAGCACAAATATTTTTTTACTCTTTTCTTACCAACTCATTTCGATAGGGGTAAATTCATAAACTCATGAAAAAGTTATTACACTTCTTACTATTCATTGTTGGACTAACATTATGCGCCTGCACATCAGAAAGCAATAATGATGATGGCTTTGATCCACTAAGTGGCTACAACAAGAAATTCGATTTTTCCAATGTTGACACGGTAGGACTTCGTATTACAGAGTGTTGGGGAGATGACAGCAACGATTTCGTGGCCTCCCCCTCATATCGGGAATGGTGGGGTAAAGATTATGTTGTAATATTGGGCAAGCGAAATAACACATATGCATGGCTTGGAGTATTCGATTACTTTACTCGTAAATGCATATATGATTACACAGACTGGGGAAAACCAGTCGGATATACAGAATATGGGGAGGAATATAAATATGATGTTACAGAGATCTGGCCAACTCAATTAACATTCGGGGATAATTACTTCACAGCCGCAATAAGATACAGCGATTGGGAAAATAATAGAACTCGAATTGACTTTGTTGTATATACATCGGATAATAACACAATCAGGAGGACGGTATTAGAAGAAATGCGCAGTTCGGCTGCGGTAGGTCATCATAACTTTGGAAATTTGTATAGGGACTTTCCGTTCTTTTATTTATACCTCAGATTCTTCTCTCCAGACTCGCAGCAGCAAACCGTATGGTTTTATAATTCGAGCATTAATGAAATAAATACATTTACGTTCAATTCCTTACCTAATAAATCGACGGCAGCTATAATAGATGCAGCTTTCGCCAATGCAGATTATACGCAATCTCGCATCCTCATAAACCCTAATGATGTAGAATCCTGGCTCGCGTATACAAGTCCAGATCAATCAATCAAATTAGTGGCTTACGATCATGGCGAACTATCCGACGTTCAGGAAGTAGCGATTTTCGATGAATATACGGGCTCCTATGACCAAGCGCCACGGTATGCAGTTGAATACTTAGAACAGGAAGCCGATAGCCATTTATTAAAAGTAACCCGCACTGAATATAACGGGACGCGGGAATCCAAGAAGGTGCATATATACATTTACGATAATGAATACAATATAAAAATAGAGTAACTACATGATTCATAAAGAGGATATTTCGTTTACAAACGAAATTTTGTCGAGTATAAACGACCCGCGTAAATCATTACTTATCGTTGATGTTTACCGATTAGCTCAGAACGAAGCACAGGCTGATAGAGTAATGAATACGTTGGTCGAATATGAGGCCACTCGCAAATCTAATTTGGCATTAGAAAAAACGTGCAACACAGCAGTATTAATTGATAATGGTGGTGCTGAATATATATTTGCCCAACAACAGGAGCGCGAAATAACCCTTCGACAAGAGCGTGAATTTAGGGAATTGTCAATACAAGAAATAAAACGCAATAGACGGTGGGCGTGGGCAGCTTTTTTAGTTTCGCTTGTAAGTATAGGAATATCTATCATTTCGCTATGCGTTAAATAGCAATAAAAAAGTGACACAAAATCTGAGTCGTTCACGTAACGGTTTTTTGTACCTTTAGAACAATAAACACCACCAAAGTAAGTTTTCCCTATGAGGAAAACACAAACTTTTAGAACAATCCATCCAAAGATAAAAGCCTCAAAAATTAGGGGCGGAATCCATTGTTATTAAAATGCCTGCTCCCACCTTTGCCCTGAGAGATTGTTTTTCATGGCAGAAGGGAAGCTGACGATAAAGCAGGAGAAGTTCTGCAACAAGTACCTCGAGTGCGGCAACGCATCCGAGGCGTATCGTTTTGCGTATGACTGTTCCAGAATGACAGATAATGTGATATCTGTCAAGGCATCTCAATTGCTTTCTAACGGTAAGGTTACGGTAAGGGTAAAACAACTTCAAGCCCAATTAGCCGAAAAAGAACTTATCACCAAAGAGGAGCTAATCCGGCTTAATGTATCCATCATTAATGCCGACGTACTCGACTTTGTCGATGCCGACATGGTTGATATGAAAACCGAATATGGCGTACGGCAGGTTCCCTCAATTTCTTTCCAAGACCTAAAATCTCTTCCGCCTGAAAAACGGCGTTTAATCCAGTCCATAAAGATTGACCGTTCAGGTAGCCCCGTCGTGGAATTGATGGACAAAAGCAAGGCGATAGAAACCATCAACCGCATGCTCGGATACAATGCCCCGGAGAAAACTGCCAACACTGACACTAAAGGTAATGACCTTCCGCAGCCGACATTCAACACAGATCGTTTCTTTCAATTAATACAAATGAGCAGGAGCGATGACTGATTATTCCAGTGTAGGTGACTTCTTGTTGAAGGAAGGGTGTTTGGCATTTACGTCCGTAATGTTCGAGGCTGTGAACAAACAACCTTTTCGGATTGCGCCCCATCATCGAATAATATGCCATAAACTCGACCAAGTACTCCGTGGAGAACACCCGACTAATAGGCTCATGTTTAACATTCCTCCGCGACATTCTAAAACAGAGTTAGCCGTCGTGTCTTTCTCTGCGATAGGATTTGCCATCAATCCGCGTTCCGAGTTCATGCATCTTTCGAGTAGCGATCAACTTACTACCCGGAATGTTACGAACATACGAAGGATCATGGAGGATCCCAATTACCGCGCATTCTTCCCAAATGTCGAACTGTCCAACAATGCCAAAGGAAGTATATCCACCTCAAGCGGGGGCGTAATGTATGCGGCTCCCTTTATGGGTCAAATAACAGGATTTGGATGCGGTAAACTGGGAGCACAAGAATTCAGCGGTGCAATGAGTATTGACGACCCAATGAAGGCGCAGGATAGCTACTCCAGTACTACCAAAGAGCGCATTGGCGAACTGTGGACTTCTACATTCAAGAACCGTCTTAATGACGTTCGCACCCCGGTCATTGTAACAGCTCAAAGGCTCGCTCCAGATGATTTTTGCGGATACTTATTGCAGCTTGAAGGCACGATAGAGGAAGGTGGAGAATGGGATGTTGTCAAATTCCCCGCAATCTTAGATGCAGGGCTACCTACCGAACGTGCACTTTGGGAGGATCGGTTCGCGCTTGATAAATTAAAGCGATACCAAGAAGCGGATCCCTTCATATTTGAGACCCAGTACATGCAGAATCCCAAGCCTCTTGAGGGATTAATGTATCGTGAATTCCGAACATACGACGTTATCCCCTACTCCAAAGATTGCACGCATAAGAATTACACCGATACAGCAGATACGGGAAGCGACTATCTATGTTCGATATGTTACGACGAATTACCCGAGGGAAATTATGTGACCGATGTGCTCTACACAAAAAAGCCCATGGAGTATACCGAACCCAAGACGGCCGAAATGCTTGCAAGGAACAGGACGGAATGGGCTAATATTGAAAGCAATAACGGAGGGCGGGGCTTTGCGCGCAATGTAGAACGCATCCTTCGCCAGATGAACATTACCCACACAACGGTTAGTTGCTTTTGCCAGACCGATAATAAGCAGGTGCGCATATTTACCAAGTCGGCAGACGTCAACAACATGACATTTTTCCCGACAAATTGGGACAAAAGGTGGCCGGAATTCTATCAGGCCATTATGGGATACATGAAAGAAGGGGGCAATGCGCATGACGATGCCCCCGATGCGCTGACCGGATGCTTTGAAAAGCGCAGCACACCGATACAAGACGATGATTTAAGTGATATTAATATTTGGTAAACAATGAACTTTTTAGATCGCCTTTTTACATTTTTCCAAAATAAAACGCTCAATGCATTAGGTGTTGAGCGGGATTTAATGGAGCTTATCAAGGCAAAAGACATCAGCCGGGCTATGTCTTTGATGGAAGATCATGATGTCGAAGTGTCCAAGGCCCTGTGCGAATACAATCCAAAATCCCACGCCGTAATGGGGCGTCGAGACAAAACGAGGAAGGGACAGGAAGATTACCGCACGGAGAAATTGCCCCGCACTCGTCAACGCTATATAAATGAGGTGGAATTGTTCTTCCTGCTTGGAAATCCGATAAAATGGAAGGTATCCGACGAATCCGGTGATGCCGATGCATTTTCGGCTTACAAACAATTCCTTCGAGAAATACGATTCGACAGTAAGATGCGACAGGCTAAACGGCTGGCCGGAGCCGAAACCCAAAGTGCAAAGCTGTATCACATTTACAGGGACGAGGCAACGGGGCTTCCTTGGGTGAAAATAGTTGTGCTGTCGAAGTCTAACGGATATACCTTGCGCCCCATGTTCGACCAATATGGTAACCTCCTCGCATTTGGATGTGGGTATTATTTGAAGGAGGGCGCCGGAACAGTAGAGCATTTCGACATTCATACACCCACTTTTATATTCCGGGGCAGAAAAGCCAAAATAGGTTGGGATGTGACCCCAGTGCTTAATCCAACTGGTAAAATTAACATCATTTATTACAAGCAAAATACGGCATGGGATGGATTGCAGCCCCGAATTGATCGGGAAGAAAGTATTGACTCAAAAACCGCAGACACCAACAATTACTTTGCGGATCCAATGTTCATTGCCACCGCAGAGGTTATCAAAAGTCTTCCCAAAGCTGATTCCCCCGGAAAGGGGATCAAGCTGTCAAGCAAAGATGATCGGTTTGAATACCTTAATCCACCTATGTCGTCTGAAACGAGGCAACAGGAAAAGTCGGATTTAAAAGAATCTATACTTTTCGATACTTTCACTCCGGAGTTCACTCCAGAGAAAATGGTCGGATTGGGGACTTTGTCCGGTGAAGCCATTAAGCGCGCAATGGTTCTCGGATATATCAAGCGTGATAATCGAAAAGAGATATATGACGAACTCGTCGACCGGGAAAAGAATCTCATTTTGGCGATTATGATGAATGTAACTCATATCCATATGAGAGACAAACTCGCCACCCTCAAGATCGAGCATGAATTTTCGGAGCCCTTCAACGAAGACATTACTGCAAGGTGGCAATCCATAGGGAAAGCCTATGCAGATGGAGTGCTTTCACTTGAGGAATCTGTAAAATTAATGGGTGTTGCAGATAATTACCAAGAGGAAATCGAAAGAATTAGGCAAATGAAAGAAGCCTCTGCCACAAGCATTTACCAGGATGCAAAAACAAACCTTTCGACCAAAAAAGACGAGAATTCAAGCATCAACACCTCGGCTGAATAAAACTTTTAGGACAATGAAGGCTATTATACATCAATTTGATCCGCAAATTTATCCTCGGTTAATTTGGGTGGTGATAGGTGAAAAAAGCGCATCTGCAATAAGCGATAGGTTTGAAAATATAACAGATATGGACGACACATCTGCGGCGGATACGCAGAGTACATACGACATCACAAATAAAAGGGGTGGAGTTCTTATCAGGTTCGCCACAAAGGCGAACGCTCAAAATATCCAGTACGTTTGCCACGAATCTACACATGCGGCTATGGAGATATTCGATTATATCGGTGGACGCATTGATTGCAGTAACCAAGAGCCATTCTGTTATTTGGTCGGCTGGATATCTGAATGCATAAAAGAGGCTTTGAATTACCGTACAAAAAAAGTATAAATTTCCGTCCTGCCCATTGTTATTAAAATGCCCGTCGAAATCTTTGCAACAGAGATTAATTAAAATAATATGAAAGAAAAACTTTTAGCACTGCTCCAAACCAAATTTGCAGGGGTGGACAATGCGATCCTCGACCGAATCGCAACGAAGAAGTCAGAGAATGTAACGGACGAAGCGCAATTACCTACCATAGCAGAGGGGATTGGCTTTCAGGACGTGTTAACCAGCTACGGCGACTACCGTGCAGGGGATGCGCAGCAGACCGCAGTCAAGAACTACGAGAAGCGGCATAACCTCAAAGACGGGAAGCCTATCGAGCAACCTGCCACAGGGGAGCGGCAGGCGAATACTACTCCCAGTAGCGAAGAGCCCGAATGGTTCAAAGCCTACAAACGCCAGCAGGAAGAGCGTGAAAATGCTGTAAAAGCAAAGTACGATGCCTTGGAAGCAGCGCGTGTAAAGGCCGAACGGGATTCATTGCTGCGCACAGCGGCCAAGGCGGCAAATATCAACGAATCGGCATTGGATGATATCCTAAACCTCGCATCTGCAATGAGCGAGGAAAATCCGGACGAAGCGAAGCTCAAAGAGAAGTTCGCAGCACTCCAGACGCGATTCGTTGCCGCAGGGCTTGAGGGGCAGGAAACGGCATTCCCCTTCTCCACATCTGAGGCTCAAAGCAAAGAGGAGGCCAAAATGTGGGCTGAAAATCTGCCGGATGCAAAATAAAAACAACAACAAACATGGCTATTAAATTCGAAAAGACACAAGTTAAGGGCGGGTTCCCGGTATTCTGGCGCGGAGAGCGCGAAGTGCTGCCGGGTGATTTCGCCGTGAAGGGCACCTATCCGGAAGGCACGATACTCAAAGAGGGAACGCCTATCAAACTCGATTTCGAGAACATGGAGTGCACCATCTGCAAATCGGCACGAATCGTAGAGGGCGGTACCACAACCAAACCGCGTGTCATCAAGGGCTCTATGTTCCAGATCAACGATGCCGTCAAAGTAGGCGATTCCTCCGGCACCATCAAGAGCATTAGCACCGCCAACGAATCATACGACGAAATCACATTAAGCGCAGCAATGACAGAAGCAGTAGCAGGCGCTGATCTGCTCGGAGGGGATGAAATTCCGGACGCCGTCATCGAAACGACAAAGGAATACACCAAGGCCAATGGATTTCCGACTGTCTCGGCAGCTTATGGGGCGCGAATCCTCAAGGATGTAGCATACCCCATCCCCGAGACTTGGCTGCAAGGCTACAGTATGAAAAACAACCCTGAAATCAAGTACATCAGACAGTAAAAGACAGGTAAACAATGAGCGAAGTATATTATTCTTCTATTTTCAGCGAGCTGACCAAGCAGGTGCAAGCTCGCATCGACGCAGCATCTGAACTGCGCAAGCGCTTGTTCGACCAAAATGTCTACGAGCGTTTTTTGGAGTGGGATACTCCCACGGTAGGGTTCAATTTCGAAGAGATCATCGGATCGTATAATCTGGGCGTAGCAGCTGCCACCTTGGATTCGAAAGGCAAGGAACCCATTATGGGAACTGAAGGCCTGGCTACAATAGCCAAGAAAGTCCTCATTCACCAAATGACCCTACCGATGCCCATTGAAGACTATCGGAAGGTACTTCAGCTGCTGGATTCACGCATGATCTCAGATCAGGCAAAGAAACAGCAGCTCGTAAACCTCATGTGGGGCGGCGTTGAACGGGTCGTGGAATCCGTACAGGCCAAAATAGACATCATCTTCCTAGGTGCCCTCTCGAACAAAGGGGTATTTTCATTCACTCAGGAAAACAACCCCGAAGGAGGTGTGCGAGGCAATATCGACTATGGCATGCCGCAAGAAAACATCGCCACAGCAGATACACAGTGGACGGAGGGCAACATCGACACGGTCGATGTATTCGAGGATATCCAAGGCATTGTCGATGCGGCTCAGGAGAAGGTGACCTTCGACCGCATCCTTCTGGATCAAAAGCGGCTTTCGTACATCCTGCGCAGCAAGAAGATGAAGCAGGTCATCTTCGGCACGGACAAATCATCGTCACCACTTCTGCTGGCCAACCTAAACGAGTTCATGCGGTCGAACGGATTGCCCGTATTCGAGGTGATCCGACGGATGACGCGCATTCAGGACAATGGCAAGATCCGCGAATACAAACCGTGGAATGACAAGAGCCTCGTATTCGTGCCGGAGGGTCGTCTCGGCGTTATCAAAAACGCCTACGCAGACAACGAGCTTCGCCCCGAGCCGGGAGTTGCCTACTCCAACTACGGACGCATCCGCATCTCGCAGTGGGGCAAAGGCGAGACGGATAACTCGAACGGCGTGGAGTTCACGAAGGCGCAATCCATCTCTTTGCCCGTCATTACCGAAATCAACGGTATTTACTCGCTGAGTGTAGAATCGTAGGAGTGCATGACGGTCGCAGAATGCATACATCAGGAGTTCAGCATGGTCGGAACCATCTCCGACTATGGCGTTCGCCGCTTCGCCAGGGAATGGGGTTACGATCCCAACTCCCTGGCGGGTAGCGACCATCAGCAACAACTAATCGCCAAGCGCGTATCCGAATTCATCGACAGCCTGATAATGCACCCTCTGTCGGTAAGCGAAAACGGGCATTCGGTGTCCTGGTCTGAAAGCGCCATGAAGCAACGGGCACAACTGATGCTTCGGCAATATGGCATCACGCCCGGCGAAGAATTGAGCAGCTCTATTGGCCTGTCCTCGATAAAGGATGCTTCGAACTTGTGGTAATATGTATTTCGCGCCCCACATACTCTATTTGAGGATCGATCCTCCCAAACAATACGACGAACTGGGACGTCCGATAGCTATGTCCGAAAGTGATGCGTGGCAGGAAATAGGTGATTGTCGTTGCGACGACGACACAACCATCCGCCTTGTATCAGAGAACGGAGAGGTACGCCAATCGAAATACCACATCGTCTACGAAGGGAGAGGAGTACCCAAAGGAGGTTACGTGAAATGCATTGACAAGGCAACCGGCACAGTACGGGGCGAAGGTACAGTGGCAATAGCCAAGGTAAACAACTATTTCAACGCTTCAGACCTTTGGATATGATTACAACGGGAGACGCGCGTAACATACTGTTCTCGGCGTGTAAGGGGGTTGGGATAAAAGACATGCACACTTCATGGGCGATCCCCGAGGGGAAAGTCGATAGAGAGCGTATCGTCGTCATCACACCACCCGAGCAGACGCCGGACACGTATTGGGAAAATTGCTTTGTTGCTGTAAACCTGTGTGTCCCCGACATCAAAGGGGAAGCGAACCTAAAACGGCTGGACGAACTCGAACGGGCAGCCAAGGCGAGGTTCAAGGAATGGACGTACGGCACTTACGACGGATCCGCATACAGGTACAGGTATGAGAATATCGGCCGCGAAGAAGATGTGAACCTCGGATGCCACTATATCTACATCAGAGTACTATTCAGAGTATTAAACATTAAAAACAACTAAAACAATGGCAAAAGTAATAGCAGTAGGAATCAAGAAGCTGTATTATGCAGACCCTGCGAAGGTCACAGGCGATCTTACGGGTACTCTTCTGGCAACCATCATTAAAGATGTCAGCACGAAACAGGTGGAGAACATCCATCAAGACACATGGAGCATCGAAGAGGAGGAGCCGTCTACCACGGAGTACAGGAACCAACTCACCAATGGCGTATATCGCCAAGACACCGAAATGGGTAACATCCAGATGTCGTTTACCATCGGGCAATACGACTATGAAACCAAGGCGGCTTTCATGGGCGGCACGGGGTCGGAGACGTCATGGAAGCGTGCGCGAGGTGTCACGCGCATTGAAAAATGCATGATCGCCCTAACGGAGGACAACCAGTATTGCGTCTTTCCGAAGGCCTCGGTTATCGCCCGCAACACCAACAATGAGGGCGCCGTAGGTATCGGTGTAGCAGCTGCTGCCCTGGAACCCGACAACACGGCGGTCTCGTCGGAATATTGGTTCGATTCTTCGGAGGTGGACGTCGAATAAAAACCTCCAAGCCATCAGCAGTCCAGGGGTGGGAGGCGTGTGCCCCTCACCCCTATTTCTTAAAATCAATCTTATGAAATTGGAGTTTATCAGTATCCGCATCGCATCGAAGGGATACACTGTATACAAGATGTCCCCCATGACGGCAACGCGCATCATGACGGCGCGGGATGTCAACAAAGATCCGGACGAGAGTAAGGCATGTATATCGGCGATGGCGCATAGTATAGCCTTGGCGGTTGTCGGCAGCCGCAACATATTCGCGGGTGTCAGGGTGTGGTTTTTACGCCGAAGATTCATGAGGCGGAGCACATTCAACGAGTTGTTCGACTGTTACCAGAAAATACTGCTGATGATACCCCTTGAGGATATTGCCTCGGTTGCAGCCGTAATGGAGGGATTGTCCACAACAATATCCAAAGACCATGAGTAAATCGGCGGATATTGTCGCCAGGTCATTGTTGAATACGCATCATGCGTCGGTAAAGCTCGGGGTGCTGACATTCCGGGTATACCAGCCGTTCGTGAAAGATTTGGCAAGGGCATTCGCCGGAGGGAAAATAGACGTTTCGATCTCCGGAAGGCAAAAATATTCCATGGAAACAATATCCAGGCTGCTTTTCCGGCGCTCATGGTGCCAGAAACTATTCCTGTGGTACGCCAAGCGGTATGCCACCTGTGAAGAGATTTCCGCCGCGACCATGAAAATAGCCGACATCGTATCGGGCAAAGACTTGTTCGATTCGGTGAAGATCGACAAAACACGCCGGAAAACAGTATCTGAAACCGTCGGGAATAATACGATAACGGGCATTATCGCAACGATGATGGATCAATTGAACATCTCCTACAACGAAGCCCTCCAAGGCATAAACTACCCTACCATGCTCCTCATGATGACTGACAAGGTGCGCACACTCGTAGGGGACGAGGAAAAAATAGTGCGGGGATCGGGCGCCGATATGGCCCGGAGAAGAAACAATAAGAAAAGAGGCAATAAAGAGCAGTAATGAGTGCATTATCATTCAAAATAAACGCGGAAACCGATAAACTCAAGAGTTTTATTACCATGCTTGAGCGGTTGCGGCAGGTACTGGCCGAAATCCCGGACAGTACAAAGGAATTCGACGTCATAAACCGTAAAATTGGCGAGATGGAGGCGCGTGTCGAACAGGCAATGCGCAAGATCGCCCAGATGGAGCAGCAGGCAATGGATGCGGCGTCCAAGGCTGCCGCATCGGCCACGACCGGAACTGCTGGCGACGGTTCTACGGCAGGAACAGCGGCTACCCAGGCCGAAACTGCGGCATATCATGACCTGCTTAGTGAGCTAAAAGCCGCTAACGACGAAAAAACAAAGGCAATAGCTCAAATTAGGCTATATTCAAATGAGATCGCACGATTAAAAGCGGATGTCGCCGCGCTCAATAAGGAAGAGCAGCAGAACGGGCAATTGTCTGCAAAGAAAAGGGCGCAAGTATTGGACGCTGCCGTATCTATCGAGGAATACAAGCAGGAAATATCCCAATTGAAGCGGGAGCTCGCCAACCAAATCAAATTGGAGAAGGCCGCCGTCGGCTCTATCAACGAAATGTCTCAGGCGCTTACCCGTATGCGTGCGGTGTATAAAAACCTGAGCACCGCGGATCGTGAGGGGGCGCAAGGGCAAACGATGCTTAAAAACATCGAATCGCTCGACACGAAGATCAAAGAACTGGACGCGTCGATGGGCGTCCATACTCGCAATGTCGGCAATTATGCCTCGGGATTCAATATGCTGGGATTCCAAATTCAGCAAGTTGCCCGCGAGTTGCCGTCACTGGCATATGGCCCGCAAATATTCTTTTCCGCCATATCCAACAACCTGCCGATGCTGGCCGATGAAATAGCACGGGCGAAGAAATCGGTTGATGAATTGAAGAAAGCCGGGCAAACCTTCACGCCCGTATGGAAACAGATAGCATCGTCGATCTTCTCCTGGCAAACCCTGCTTGTGGCAGGCGTAACCGTGCTTACCCTTTACGGCAAGGAGATAACCAATTGGGTAGCGTCGCTGTTCAAAGGTAAAACGACGATAGACGCCTCTGCCGCTGCACTCGAACGCTTTAATTCCGCTATGGCTCAAGGTTCGGTGTCGGCTCAATCCGAATTAACCAAATTGAATCTGCTGTATAGGGCTGCGACAGACCTTTCCAAGCCCTATGAAGAAAGAGCCGAAGCGGTCAAAAAACTGCAAGACATATACCCCGCTTACTTCGGCAATATGGCTGCGGAGCAGGTTATGGTCGGAAATGCTGTCGGTGCTTATGAAAACCTGCGCGATGCAATTATCGAGGTCGCAGAGGCGAAGGCTGCCCAAGAACTTATTACAGAGGACAAAAAGAGTATAGCACGCATCAAAAAAACAGGGAATGCCTATACCAATTATTCTAATGCACTGAAAGAGTACAGAAAAGAATATGATAAGGCAATACAGACATACATGGATTTGGGTCAGGGTGGCCAAAGCGCTATTTGGGGTGCTAAAACTTTTGCAGAGGCTAAAACAAACATAACCCAATTCCGGAAAGAATTTATTAGCGCACTATCGAAGCTTGGTGAGGAAGGGAATACTATATGGAAGCGCATTAATGAAGATTATGAAGGTGATGTCGATGCATTTATTGCGGCGATAAATGCCGGCATCGAAAAATTGTCCCCCGCAGCAGAAAAGCTGTACACCGCCTTAACGCCGGATGAACTTAATGCAAAGGCGGAAAAAGCCCGCCAAGAGGCCGAAAACGCAGCAAAAAAAGCCGCATCCGATCAAGAGCGCAATCTAAAGGAGCTCACCAAGCAATTGCAAAAGCTCCGGGATGATGCATTGCAGGCCGAAGTAGATTCTATGAAGGAGGGCACGGCCAAGAAACTCGCGCAAATAGACCTTGACTACCAGAAACGCGCCCGTGCCATACAGGAGGCAGAGGAGCGCATCAGGGAGTTGCAAGGTGGGGAATTGACCAAGGGGCAGCAAGCCCAAATAAAAGCCTTGAACGATGCCAATAATGCCCAGCGTACTGAAGAACGGGCAAGCGTTTCTTCTATTTCGATAAGCCCCGAAGGGTTGGCATCTACAATCAATAAGAATATACAATCTTGGGACGAGTATTTGAAAGCGTATGGAACCTTCCGGGAAAAACTACAAGCTACAAAAGACATTTACGACCGTAAGATCGAAAATGCTGGCAGCATTGGAGAGCGGAAGGCACTTGAAGCCGAGCGAGATGCAGCAGTAGCAGAAATTGAAGTACAAGCCGGGCAATGGGTGCGAGAATTGACAGGCAAGACCATGGATGAATTATCCGCCCTGAAAGCAGAGCTGGAGGCATCGCTACAAGCACTGGAATCCGAATATAATGCCCTCGATTCATCAGATAGTGCCCAAGGACAGAAATTGCGCGGTGAGATCAATCAGACGCAAGCAAAAATTAATGCAGTAGATAAAGCTGCTTCGAGTACAAAATTAGCCCCCAAAGATAATGCGATCAAGAAATGGCAGCGATTAGAGAGGACACTCGGTGATATTGCAGATGGATTCGAGGGTATTGGTGATGCCGTTGGGGGCACTACTGGCGAAGTCATTAGTGCGGCGGGCGAAATTGCAACTAATGCAGCCAGTATGATTAGCAGCATTGTCACTCTTACTGAATCGTCGGCGGCAGCTATTACAACGACATCAACAACCGCCGCCAGTGCGATCAAAGCTGTTGAGCGAGCATCCGTTATTCTTGCTATTATTCAAGCGGTATTGACAATAGCAACTAAAATAGCCAGCCTATTTAATAATGATGATGAAAAACAAGCGGAAATAGACCGACTGCAAGGTAGAATTGAGCAACTGCAATGGGAATTGGATAATGCCAATGCAATTCGGCTCCAAGAAAATTCTTTTAATGCTATTCAGAAGGTAAAAGACGCTTATAATGATGCGACGAAAGCGATATTGAGCGCATACGGAAAACTAAGCCCCTTCGGGGAAGCCATCGTTAAGCGAATCAACGCGGCTAAAATAGAAGAAAAGGCAATCAAAAGTATAGCAGATGCCTATTCAAACCTTAAATATACAGACAGCAATCTTCTGGGGAAAAATAAGTTTAGTGATACCCGAGATAAACTTAACAATCTTGCAGAACAGCAGTTGTTGCTTCAAAAGCAGATTAATGCAGAGAACGACAAGAAAAAAACGGACAAATCAAAGATAAAAGAATGGGAACGTCAAATTCAAGAGCTTGGAGCCGAAGCCGCTGAAGTGATTAACGAGGTCGTCGAAACCATTATTGGCGGAACGGCGGAAGAAATCGCAAAGGAACTTGGAGATGCGTTTATAGACGCATTTATGGAAGGCGAGAATGCGGCCGAAGCGTGGGGCGAAAAGGTGGACGAGATTGTCGCAAACATCGTTAGACAAATGCTTATAAGCAGGGTTCTTGAGGAAGAAATCGGTAAAGTATTCGATAAATATAAGGCTAAATGGTTTAAGGATGGCGTTTTTCTGGGGATGGAAAATGTTACCGACTCCATGAGCGGCTTTGCGGATGATCTTAACAAGGTTGGAGAGACATTCCAAGCTGTCTGGGACAGTCTTCCTGCCGAGACAAAAGAGTTGCTTGGAAATGCCGGAGCAGCTCGGCAGGAAGCCACGGAGAGAGGCTTTAAAGCCATGTCTCAAGATACCGGCGACGAGTTAAACGGCCGATTCACGGACATTCAAGGCAAGGTTACCGACATCCGCGGCTATGTAATGGCGCAGACGCAATCAATAATCGGTCTTTTAACATCTATGGCCAATATTGAAACAGCCATGTACGCAAGCGTACAGGTAAATAATGAACTGCTCCGATATGCTGTGATGACCTACATGGAAATTGTGGAAATAAACGGAAGCACCAAAAATATAGATAAAACACTGGTACGCATTGAAGAGGGAATAAACAGCATAAAGAAAAACACGGAAAACATATAATGTCTTAAATATTAATGAGAATAAAAAAAGACATATCAGACCTAAGCAAGTTCATCGACGGCATTCAAGGTGAGGTCGTGGATTTCATGGATGAGAAGGCGCGAGAGGCCGTAAAACTCCAACAGGTCGAAGCCAATTATCGGAACCATACATGGAATCTTCGCAGTTCCCTCGGATATGTTGTAACCTACGACGGCAAGGAGAAGCGGCGGTACATAAGCGGAATGAATTACGGTGATGAAGCTGCTGAGGCGATCAAAAAGTGGCTCGATGAAGTCAACAAGTCGGGAACCAGCATTGTATTTGCCGATGGCATGTTTTACGCTTCTTTCGTCAGCTCAAAAGGCTACGATGTCCTGGACACCGCACAATCTTATTTAGTCAAAGCATTAAACGGAAGAGAATGAAAAGGGATTTACTCATAAACGGCTACGATGCCTATGCAATGGGTATCGCAATGGGATCGGGTTTCATTGCAAGTCTAAGAGCACCGGCAAGCCTCAAAGATTTTGTAGAGAATGACGACCCAAAAAAGGACGGCAAGCAGGTAATTTACCCCGAAGAACCGAAAGTTGCCGCCCGCGATCTGACGCTGACATTCGTGATCTTCGGCGATACGCTCACAGAGCACACGTTGAACTACAACAGTTTTATAGAACTACTAAAAAGAGGCAAAATGGACATCAGCGTACCTTTAATATCTGCGGATATTTACCACTTGACTTACATAGGTAATTCCGGCAGCTACATGATGTCCGCAGACCTTACCACCTCACAACTGACAGTAAAATTCAATGAACCCAACCCAGCAAACAGGGTCGCAAAAACAGAAAATATATGACAACCCAACACAATAAGAGTGTAGATGCCATACGGGCGATGGCACTACAAACGGGCGCTTGTAAAAAGATAAACCGCGTCCAAGACTTCCCCGAGCTAATCAAACTGATGTTTACCCCACAAGGGATCGAGTTCTGCCAGGATCACAACTTCCCCGCAGTCGAAGTGTTCAGGGAAAACCGAAGCAATCTTCAAGGATTGGAAGTATATGTCGACGCTGGCGACATCACGCTAAAGGGCAAAGAATATGTATGCCTGGTCGGTGATACGAAGGCCACTATCGAGGCTTCCGGGGCTAAATTCACACATACAATCATATTGATGCACGGCGCACGAGCCCAGATCAATGCAAAAGACTATGCCGTGCTGAATATCGTAAATATCAGCGGGGAGTATTCGGTAAATAAGGATGGAACTGTCGTTGTATTGTAAAATTTAAGGGGTTGCTAACAATATTGCAAGCATCCCCTTAAATATTTTACCAACTCTTTTCTACATCACTTTGACTGGCTGCATACTTAATTAAATACGAAGTTCTTCCTTGAGTAACTCGGACATAATATTTGTTTGGTCGAACATACCAGATATCCCCACCCGTACTTAAAAGTTTGCATCGGTCCATTAATGAACTGTTTATTTCTATCATTTTATTCGTATAAGTACCAATCTCTTCTGTTACCGCCAATATGCGTTTTAGAGTACGTGAGTATGCGTAGGTAATATAATAAATCCCATTCCCTGGTTGATACTTAATTAATGAAACATCGCTATCTATATTAGATGTATCCATACTAATTGGCTCTTCTTTGTGATAGCTGGAAATATCATTTATATTTGTAGCTTGTTCAAAATTCAGATACGGATCTATTACATAATTATTTACAGACTCAACATTTACAGTACAAGATGTGGATGCTCCCTTATAATTAATTGTTAATTGAGTCGTTCCAACATGAAGCGCAGATACCCTGCGTCCATAGCTTTGTACTACGAAGTCGTCTTCGGATTTAATATCGCAATCCGAAATATCAATATCAGTATTCACCAATTCTAATTGCACCTCTTCATTAACAATTAGATTATAATTTGTTTCTTTTAGTTCTAATTTAGGGGTAGAATCGTCGCCTTTGCTGCAACTAAAAAGCGACATTGCAGCAACAAATACAAATAGAATAGGTATTCTTTTCATATCAATAAAAATATTATTGGGTTAGTAACCCAAATTTACAATTTCACATTGGAATATCCAAAAAAAGCGAGGAGTGATTTTAGCCATCTCTTGTCTTTTACATATCATCAGTCAAAGATTAATAGAAGGCTTATCATAATATGAAAAATCCTCTACACTTCCTGTTGATAGTTCTATATAATTATTAATCATAAAGTCATGAAGATCGCGCACAGAACCATACAGTATCACCTTATCATTACATAGGCTCTTGCATACCGAAGTCCCGTACGACATTGCCTTGATTATTATATCTTTATATTCTGGCGCTTTCAATATTGACTCTTGAGCATGTCTATATCCATGAACTGCACCCATTATACAGAGACGATACAAGGCGTGGTCTTCCATAAATTTATAATTATCAAGTCTTTGAGTGTTTGTATAATTATAGAGCAACTCTTTATTTGCAGGATACCACCCATATCTGGCAGCTTCATCTAATGCACGTATTGCGTTATCACTCTCATCATCATTGAATTGCTTTTCGGATAACATCATCAAGCCAACACAATAATTTTTCAAATTCTTTGCATTAATTAAGCATTCTTTATCCGGAACAGACAAAAATGGGGAACAAAATTCTTCTACTTGATAATATATTTTATCTAGTTCATTACTAATTTCATCTTTATTGTCAATGGGTTGTAAGATTTTTTTAGCTCTATTTATTTGAGTATACATATCAGTCGTATATTCTATTATTTCTGCATGAGATTGTAAGAATACCACTACAAGTTGGTACCCTTCATACTGCCTTTTAATAGCCCTCAATATACATTCATTATACCTTTTTTCCGCAGACGACAAAAATTCAGATAAACATATACCATGATTTAACAAGCTATTATTATCATCTTTTACATCAATAGATGATAGAATATTTTTAATCTCATCGAATTCGTAATATACAGTTTCCGCAAAAAAAGCATAATCCATTACAATAAAAGAATGCATCACTTTTTGTGCAATATGATGTGTCATATTTAAATAAGAATCGACCGGATATGCAGATGCATTCATTATATAATGCGCATCCTCGTCGCCTTCTTGCTCCTCATCTAGATACAACTCTCCCTCGTCATAATTTTCAATTTCATTTTCACACGGACGAGTGTTTTTTTTCTTAATCTTAAAAAGAATAATAACAATTATTATAATTAGGATAATGACTAAGAGAAGCATTGTATTTTCGCATTTTAATAGGTATTCCAAATTTACAATTCTCTATTGAAATATCCAAGAAAAAAGGCGAGGAATGGTAAAAACCACTCGTCGCCTTTGTGTTTATAGGCTTGTAGTACCTTTATTCTCCCTCTTTTATACATTCGACGGCTACCCCAATTTGTCGCATACTATTAGCGCATTTATTCGCGGTATCCGTAAATTCTTTTAATGCCTTTATTGTATTAAATACATATATCTGGCCTTTATCGCGAACGAAGGCAACAAAGTCTTCTTTCTCCGCAAATAGTTCAACAACATCTACCCCGAGAGCGTCGGCAACTTTTTCAAGCGTACCGATTGTCGTATTTCCTGCAATAGCCTTTGCAAGCCCAACGGCCGTTATTCCAATTTTTTCTGCTAATTCTTTTTGAGTTATGCCTTTATCTCGGCAAATCTCTTTGATCCTAAATTTTGCCATAAACAATAAGTTTAATTTCCACACCAGTTGCAAAGATAGAATAATTTGCCATAAAATTATATAAACCAGATAAAAAATAATAATAAGTGTAATTTTCATACTTAAACATTTGGCAAATATTATAATTATTGTTATGTTTGCATTGAGAATAAAAAACAATAACTATAATAAATCATGAAAGCAACCTACAACAAAACGAAGATCATGCGCAATGCTTGGTATCTGAAAAAGGTGCAGCCGTCTATGTCGTTCTCAGCCAGCCTCAAGAAGGCTTGGCGCAACGAGAAGTTGGCGATGATGACAAGGCGTGTCGAGAACCGACCGATGGAGCAGCCGAAGGCCGCCGAATACCGCCCGCAGCTACTGGCAGTTCCTGCGGACTACTACGGAAACAGCAGAACGTACTACGGCGACTAACTCAAATAAAATACGACCATGAACGACATAATTGAATCAGCGGATCGTCTTGCAACCTTACTCGCAGAGCAAAACGCTTGTATAGAACGCATATTGGCAATACTGGACAAATAATCACAATTTAAATATCAATGCCTATGAAAACACCATCACTTCCGGGGACACCCGACTATCAACAACTCTACAACGAGGCCATGCAGTACAAGAAGGCTTATTTTGACCTTCTCGACCGTTACTGCGATATGGTTGACAAACACATCGCGGAAACTGACCGTGAGATCGCAGCATTTACTTCCACCTCACTCAAACGCCCTGTCGACCCCTTCATCCTTATGAAAATGGGCGGCAACTCTGATGTCGCACAATGTAAATAGCCGAGCCATGAAGAAAAAGAATTCAGAACCCGACTACAAAGCATTGTATGCACATGCTATGTTGCGGCTTAACGATTCCATGCGTGAAACGCTCCAACTGCGAAAGTACATCCACGCTCTTGAAACGGATGCGCTGAATGCTTATTTAAACAAGTCCAAGTATTTCCAATCGGCAACAACCAAATACTGTTAGTCATGAACAATCTGCAAATATTCAATAACGAGAGGTTCGGGCGCGTACGTATTATTATGTCCGACGAAAATAAGCCTATGTTTCTTGCGAATGATGTAGCGAGATCATTAGGATATATAGAATATCAAAAGGCAATACGCACCCATTGCAAAGGGGTGTCCGAAATGGACACCCCTACCGATGGCGGCATTCAAAGGGTGAAATACATCCCCGAATCCGACGTTTACCGTCTTGTCATGCGGTCGAAGCTCCCGCAGGCCGAACAGTTCCAGGACTGGGTGTGCGATGAAGTTCTCCCCACGATCCGCAAGACTGGCGGATACATGTCGGCCAAAGAGACGGACACGCCCGAAATGATAATGGCACGTGCCGTGCTGGTAGCCAATGACACTATAGCCCGCCAGAAGCAACAGTTGGAGCAGGCACACAAGCAGGTCGCAGCGCTCGCCCCGAAAGCCGAACTAATGGATAAAGTACTGGACACAGACCAGAAGATCGACGTCGGGCAGGCGGCAAAGATTTTGAACCTTCCCTTCGGCCGCAACACGCTCTTTCAACGGCTCCGTGAACGCGGTATATTCTTCTGCAATCGCAATGAGCCTAAGCAAGAGTATATTAACCGGGGTTATTTCGAGTTAAAGGAGAAGTTAATAGACCGCAACAACCACGAATCGTTCACGGTTATAAAAGTCCTCGTGACGCAGAAAGGGTTGGATTTCCTCGCAAGACAATTCGAAGTAGTCCAAACGCCAAAGAAGATGGCACCGATAAAGTAACCCCCGTATACCACTATTTCCACACCACGTTGGGGGCGCCTCGCAGAAATGCGGGGCGTTTTTATTCCCTTCCTTCCAACCTCACTACAAAGTGTAGTTAACTACATCCTAACGGTGTAGTGTAGGAGGGTAAAAAAGTCAGAGAAAAATTTGCATTTTGCTAATACGTGCATTATATTTGCAGCACGAATAAGATATAGACGTACGGGTCTATCCGTATAATGTGTAAATGAAAACAACTGTATAGAGCCCTAAATAGTTATTTTAGGGCTCAATTTTTTTAGCTACTAACTACACTAAATTTATGGCTGCAAATAAATTTTTCCAGCAAGAGCTTTTTAAATTCTCCATTTTCCCAAAATATCAAAGTTGCATTGATGATTTGGCTACAAATCTTGCCGACCCAGAGGAGTGGGACTTTTCAGATGACAAGAGAAAAAGTCACTCTATACTGAAAAATTATTTAGAACACATCTTCCGAAAATTGAGAGCAGAAAAACAAAATCTGCTTTACAGCCAATAACGAGTATTGCTGCTTCAATACTGGGCTTGTCACTAAAAACCTGGAAGAAATATTTGCCTTCTTCTTCAAAAATAAAAATCAAGGTGAAGGAGTTCCGCCCTATGTTTTTAAATGTTTTTGCAAAAAAAGCGATGGTGCATTATTGCGAACATTTAAATCATCTTTGCCCAAGATAGCAGATTTTTTTCAAAAACCCGAAGACTTACTTTTTAATCCCAACTGCGAACTTATTCCCGATATAGATCATATCATCCAAGATAACCTAAGTCGTTTCCCAGCTGCTATGCAAGGGAGTGGTGATGCTGAAATTCGTCGCCGGTTGGAAGGGGCTATTGATGAAGCTCGTAAAAAAGTGAGAACGAACTATAAAACTGCGGTGCCCCAATTCTATGGCAATAGGATTCAACTATTGTTGCCACTATGTTTAACACCCAACTCCCCCAATCCTGATTTAGCATTGGTTGTACATAAAATTGAAAATAACACATATACCGCACGCACATGTCTGACGCTTAAAATGGCTTATAATAATGCCCGATTAATTGTTAAGCCTCAGAGCACATGGTTAAAACCGTAAAATCATACGTAATTTAATACTGCCATTGTATTATGACTAAAGTAGGGAGAAATCCCTGCTTTTTTATTGATATTTTTACAGCTCCCCATTGTTATTAAAATGCACAGTCACACATTTGCACAGAGGCTTGAGGAATCGCCGAGCCCTTGATGCAAATGATTATTTACTCTCCGACAGGAACAGAAATATTGGACGCGCCAGTCACCAAAGAGGCTATCATCAAATATGTCCTCATGGGAGACTACTATATCGAGCTGCCCTTTAATCTCCTTGAACCAACGACATTTGCTCGTGGTTCCTACATCACATATAAAGGCCGCAAGTTCGAGATTATGTCCACGGTGCGCCCGGAGTTCGACAATAAGACCGGCGGCTATAAATATACGCTCAAATTCGAGGCTCAGCAAAACCACATGAAGCGTTTCGTGTGCTTCTGGCTGGGTGGGGACAATCCCGAAGCCGTATTTCACAACACCACAGACCTCGAATCCTTCGCGGCGTTGATCGTCGCCAACATGAACAAGCAGCTCGGAGGCGAAAACTGGCAGGTAGGCACAATCACCGTTGACAATCCTAAAGCTACGAAGCTTGTATCGTTCAATGGCGATAAGTGCTGGGACATCCTCAATACGATTGCCGAGACCTTTGAGACGGAATGGTGGACAGAGGAAAACGGCGACCTCATATCGTTATGCTTTGGCAAACTGGACTTCGGATCTCCCGAAGAGTTCAGACAGGGGAATGTAGTGAAAAACATTCCCGCAAAGAAAGGGGATGATTCGAGCTACGGCACCCGGTTCTACGTCTTTGGCTCTACTCGCAATCTCACAAGCGACTATGGGCAAGCTCCGCAAGGAGGTGAAACGAATCATGTATCTGAAATTCGGCTTCGCCTGCCGGACGGACAGCGGTATATCGACGCAATACCTGGTCTTTCGGGAAGCGACATTGTGGAGCAGGTCGTGTTCTTCGATGACATATACCCCAAGAATACGGAGACTGTCACCAGCATTGAGACCGTAGACCGGGAGATCATCGAAGGGCAAACGGATAAGGCGTATGTCATGTACTGCAAAGACACGCCGTTCCGGCCTTCGGACATGATTAAAGGCGAAACCCTAGGTGCTACCTTCACGAGCGGCAGTCTTATGGGGCGGGATTTTGAGCTAAGTATAAACTACAAACCAGAGACGTGGAAACCGGAGGATGGATTTGATAAGAAGTTCGAGATCATCGCGCAAGTAGAATCATCCGGTGAAAGCCAACTTATCATCCCCAACGAAAGCCTGCATCCCGAGCCTGGAGATACGTTTGTCATAACAGGCGTAAAACTACCTAAAGAAAGGATCGAGGAGGCTGAAAAGGAGCTCTTGAAGGCCGGGGAATCATATGCCGCGAAACACAGCAGCGACACGGACGTATACGACTGCGAAACTAATCCCGTATACTGCCAAGAAAACAAGAAGAATTACGATGCCGGGCAAGCGGTTCGCCTTGTGGATCCACGCTTCGGAGAAAGCGGCCGATTATCACGCATCCAGGGATACGAAAAAAAACTATATAACGAATATATCGCCACATATACGGTAGGCGACAATACGGCATATTCTCGTATCGGCAACATAGAATCGGAGGTGAAGGCAAACCTGTACGCACAGCGCATAGGCGTTACCGAATCGGGAGCCTCAATCTACCTTATCACCCGCTACGATTCCACTGCCGCCGCAGACTACAATGCCTATTCCGCCAAGCGTGCACTATGGGAATTCGCTAACAAACAGTTCCCGGACACATTCAAAGGTAAAATGACCTTTGACGACGGTGCCCAGTTCGGGGGGTTCGCATCCGGCATGACTGGCTTTGGCGGCATAATCGACAAGAAAGGGAACGCAGAGATGCAGAGCCTGAAACTTCGGGGATTCCTGGAGGTGCCGGAACTCCGCTACAACCGTGTCGAAATATCCATGGGCGATACGTGGTATGCTCCAAGTGCCGGGATCATCGAAAGCGTCGACACCACGGCCCAAACCATCACCCTCAAGCTCGAAGAAGGCGAGATCGGAAGTCCTCGGGTCGGGGATATATGTATGGGCATCTTCCACAATTTGAACACTTCGGAGAATGCAACCGCGGATTATGACGACGGCCGTGGCAACAGGCGCTTTGCCGGGTTCGCTACCTGCTATTTCCGCATCACCGAAGAGCTGGACACTGCAACTTACAAGACATTCAAGTATCAACTACGCCCGGTATCGGGAGCTTACCCCACCCAATATCATCCGGCGGCGTCGATGACCTTCGTGGGCTATGGCTCCTTCTCGAATGAGGATCGGCAGACCTCCCGCTACGAAACTCGGACATACCAGCGTTATTTAACGGGAGTTTCCGATTGGGAGTTCACTGCGTCCAATATCGCCGCGCAATATGGCGACCTGTCAAACCTGTCCATATTCGGAATAAAGATGAGGGGGTATTCGGCATACCTGAACAACATCTATATGTCGGGCGTCATCCAGCAATTCACGCCCGGCGGCGAAGAGGTGCCCACGATCATAGACCGCGGAGTGTGGAGCGCCACGGAAACATACAACCGCAACGACGACGTATATTGGAACAACGGGCACTGGCGCTGTCTGGTCGACGGCACCAAGACCGAGCCCGGCAAGGATGCCGAGGAGTGGGTATACTTAGGCGGATACGGGATGCTCGAAACGGTCAGCATATTCAAAAAATCGGAGAGCGAACCGGCGAAACCTACGGAGCTTAAAATACCGCCCGAAGGTTGGACTACGGAGACGCTCCCGATGTCGGATCAACGTCCTACATGGATGTGTACCGGCACCGTTGTCGACGGGGAGGTCAAATCATGGTCTGCCCCTCAGCGCGTATCGGGCGAACCGGGAAACTGGACATCCTATGTATTTAAAAATAGCGATACGGAGCCAGCAAAGCCGACATCCTCCGACCCCATTCCGTCCGGATGGAATGACGCGCCCACTGGTGTCGGTATATGGTGGATGTCCAAGGCTACGATAGACGCATCGACCGGAAAGGCCGGGGCGTGGTCGACGCCTATCCGCGTAACGGGCGAGGATGGGGAGCCGGGGCCGCATACTGACTTCAAATACGCCAAGAATAACAGCACCACCACGGCGCCGGCGCTGGTCAAAACGGATCGCACCCCCGCAGGTTGGAGCGACACCCCGCCGTCGCTCTCTTCGGGTGAATATCTGTGGATGACCCAGGCAGAAATAGACGCCAACAATAGTCTGTTGCACCCGACGGTAGGCTGGGCAACTCCGGTACGCATATCGGGAGAGCAGGGCCCTAAAGGTGATGACGGCGCCCCCGGCGAAGACGGCGCTCCCGGCAAGGATGGCTTGCAGGGTTGCATAATCCGCCTCACGGAATGGGCATCGGGAGTGGAATACCGCAATGACCTCGACCTTGTCTCCAATGGCCCCAGATACATAGACATAGTTACGATCTATGCGAACAACAAACAGCTGAAATTCCAGTGCAGCCAGACGCACACTTCGTCTGCTTCCAACAAACCGGCGGCGGGATCCGCGTCGGCATATTGGCAACAACTCAACGACATGGTGCCGATATATACGCCCCTGTTGTTCGCAGAGAATGCCGTCATCAACTTCCTGCAAGGTATGGAGTTCGTGGTGCACAACTCCAAGACAGACATTTCCGTGAATACTATCATCGCAGGGCTCGTGGGTGGCGATATTCCACTGTTCGTCGGGAACAGTACACCGTCGAATGCGCCGTTCAGGGTTGCTAAGGACGGGTCATTCGTGGCCACCAAAGCCGATATTACAGGGACTATCAACGCATCGAGCGGAACGATAGGCAACTTTACAATTGACGAAGGAGCATTAAAATCCACAGACAGCTTCGGTGATATGCTTCTATCTTCCAATCTGATTAAGTTTACAGGCAGTAAGACTAATCTTTATCTTGGAGTCGACACCTGGCCGGCATCAACGGGTGGTGCCCTCTATGGGCCTATAAGAGCAGAAGTAAGCCGCAGCGCAGCCGGCGGCACGGCAGGCAATTACGGAGTGTATATAAATGTCACCGGAGCAGCATTATCGGATGGAACCACTACCGCTGCACGTCAGTCCGGAAACCATGCCTTATATATCCCAGAGGGGTTCATAACGGGTTTCAGGCTGAGGAATGTGCGAACCTCTTCCAATAGAACCCTGACCGACATGGACAGCGTGGTGTTCAGTACGGCTACGAGAGAGATTACGCTGACTTTACCGTCTTCACCAAAACAAGGGCAGATTTATTTCATCCGAAAGGTCGGCAGCGGCAATGTCAAGTTGACGCGCGGGAATACCCAGCACAGGATATGCACCAATTCCAACTCTCAAAACAACACTGAAATTACCTTGGATTGGGGTAAGCTGTGGATCATATTGTGGGATCATATGAACAGTATGTGGACGGCCAACTGGTGCCAATATTAACACAAAAACAGGATATATGAAAACATTGAATTTAAAAGAGTTCAAACTGTTCACCGACATTTCCCGCGCCGGGCATATTGTCGTCGATGCAAGGAAAGAGTTTGCCAACGCCATATACATGGGCATGAACGGCATCGTAGCGCATGACCTGGCATTCCGCATCCTCCACAGCGAAGGCGGCATCGAAGTTTCCGACGAGGAGGAATTGATTATCGTTGATACCGCAAAGATGTGCAAGGCGGTATTCTATGACAGTATAATGTCCGCTCTCAAGAAAGAATAAACACTCGAAAGGAATATGAAACGCATCCGGATAGGCAAGGACATAGAGATACATTGGCCGATACTCACCAATGGGCAGCAGGTAGCACTCGAAGGGCGCGACCTGAGACTCTTCGTCCATTTGCCTTCGCATATGGACATTCCCGTCGATTTCACCACCGAAGGCAACACCGCGATTTTCACCATCAGCGGAGCAATGCAAAAATCCATCGGGGTGTACCGTCTCACCATGTGGGAGAATTTGCAGAAGAGAGGGCAAACGGCGGTCGACTACTGCAAGGCCTTCGAATTGGTTCCTACGACACTCTTGGAAGGTGGCGAAGACGAAAGCAACCTTACAACGGAAACTGTCGACCTTGAGGCGTCAAGCCTTGTTGTTGGATTGCCCGGCGAGAGTGCTTACGAGGCATTCAAGAAATACAACCCGAATTCCGAACTTACGGAGGAAGAATATGCCGAGGCCCCTATTAACGCTGCAAACGCCGCGAACGAGGCGGCAAAAGCGGCAAATGACGCCGCAGGTAAAATTGGGGATATTGACAAAGCCCTTGCCGAAAAGGTCGACAAGGAAGAAGGGAAAGGGCTTTCGACGAACGACTACACCGACCAGGAGAAGGAGAAGCTGGCCGGGCTCTCCAACTACGACGACACGGAAATAAAGCAGGAGTTGTCCGACAAGGCATCCAAGCAGGAACTGACGGAAGCTGCGGCGGACACGCTGACTGAGGCAAAGTCGTACACGGACACTAAGACGACAGAACTATGGAATAATGTCAGCGATGTGTTTGACGCCACGTCCGAGGAGCTCAACAGCAACATATCCGGCGGGGATGCGCAGACACTGACCGAGGCCAAAAACTATACGGACAAGGCGATCTCAGAAATTCCCACCCCGGACGTCAACGGGCAGATCGAGCAACACAACACCTCCCCCACGGCGCATTCTGACATCCGGGAGCTGCTCAACACCTGCGTAGGACTGCCGGAGTTCAACGACAAAACCTACGAGCTGACCTTCACGACAAAGGGCGGTGCGAAGTTCATCATCGACCTGCCTATCGAGATGATGGGGCTGCATTACAACGAGGATACCCAATCTATCGAGTTCGTAAATGCCGACGGCTCCATATCCTCCATCCCGGTTTCTGACTTCGTGAAAGTATATGTCGGCTCTATCGGCTCCGAGATACAGGTTACGGTCGAAGGCTCCGATATCCGCGCCTCCCTGCTCAACAACACCGTATCCTGGGACAAGTTGACACTTGCATTGCAGGAGATGATCCAGGGCAAGGCCGACCGCACGGAGCTTCCCTCGAAACTGTCCGAACTGGAAAATGATTCCGGATATGTGACTTCGGAAGAATTGAATACTGAATTAGGCTACAAAGACCACGTAGCCTACATCCTCAAGGACTTTACGAAGAGCTATTATAATAATACGGGCTCGGACATCACGGATCGGAGCATGGTCGTTACGCCTACGCAGTCAGGCGTGACGTCTAACTTCTCCCTGACCAGCCGTATCCCGGTCGCAGCTTCGGACTTTATTTTCGTGCGCATGAAGCTGCGCGTGGACAAAGAGTGCTCTTTGCGGATCATCACCTATTCGGACAATCTCGACCAGCGGGGCCGATGGTTTGCCCTCAAGGCAGACCGCACCTACGAAATCTACTACCGCGGCAAGGCGGCATCGGTAGCGGGAGGGCTGAATGTGGGTATCAGCATACCCGCAGCCACCAATATCGGCCAAAAGGTCACCATCGAGGATTTGATCGTCACGCTCAACAACTATGACGCATGGTGCGACGCCGAGAGCCGCGCCACGCTGAAAAACTTCGACACGGACTCCTTCACCGTGGACGAGGGCGGGACGGGGCATTTCTTCTCGGTCGCGCAGGCGTGCGATTTCGCAAGGGACGCCTTCGATGTCGTGAACAACGCGGTCACGGTGTTTATCCGCAACGGCCTTTACGATCACGAGGCCCCGAAGAATGTGGCGATGGGTTACCCGTATGCGATCATCAACAAGGGGGCGAACCGCATATCGCTTATCGGCGAGAGCCGCGACGGCGTCATCGTCTCGTATGAGAACAACTCCGTGAACCGCGCCAAGATCATCGAGGCGGGCGGCGGATGCACCGTCGAAAACGCGGGATTCTTCCCGAAG